GTTGTGGGCGTAATTAGGGACAAAGGCGTTTACACCATTGTCGAGGAAGCCGACGGCGCCGGGGCGTCCAAGTGGGGCAGGCTCAAGTCCGGCGCGGGCTGGATTAGCCTTGACCATGTGCAGAGGATATAAATTGAATACTCGTTATTAAAAGTCCCGTGATTCGGCTTGCCGCCGTTTTACGGGACTTTTTTGCTTTCACTACCCGATTTAATCTCCTCCCGTGGTTTATGGTGAAGGCAGCCCTTGCCTTCGGAGGAGGCAAGACCATGACGGTATCACAAAAAGAACGTATCAAACAAATGCGCGGCAAAGGCGAGAGTTACGCTTCGATTGCCGCTACGCTTGCTATATCCGAAAACACTGTAAAATCTTACTGTCGCCGGAACAACCTTGGAGCGGAGTATATAGCCGAACAAGCCATGATTGATGACAACTGCGATAACTGCGGAAAGCCGCTCGAACACAAACAGAGTTCAAAGAAGAAGCGGTTCTGCTCCGACAGTTGCCGCTTGGCTTGGTGGAACTCCCACCCGGAAAGCATGAACCAGAGGGCGGTCTACAGCTTTGTCTGTTCCCATTGCGGAGCAGCGTTCACCGCTTACGGTAACAAAGGACGGAAATACTGCTCCCACGCCTGCTATGTTTCCGACCGCTTCGGGAAGACGGTGGCGACATGAACGGGGAGCAGTTTGAACGTGAACGTCTCTATCAAGCCACTATCTCCCTTGCGCGAACAATGCTCCGTAAAGGGCTTATAACCGATGAGGAACTTACTGTAATTGATACAAAGATGCGTGAAAAATACAAGCCATTATTGGGTACATTATGTCCCGCGAAAGTGCCTGAATCCCTTGACTTTACTGGCTTTTAGAGTGATAGATATAGTCGGAAAGGAGGGGTTTTCATGCGAAAAATCACACAAATCAAGCCGACCGTGCCGAGCCTTCCGACAAGGAAACGGGTAGCCGCCTACGCAAGGGTGTCCGAGGAAAAAGGCAGGACGCTCCATTCCCTATCGGCGCAGGTCAGCTATTACAGCGCATATATCCAGAAGCGCCCCGAATGGGAATATGTAGGCGTTTACGCCGACAGCGGCGAAACCGGCACGAGCAGCAGTCGCGGAGAATTCCAACGGCTCATCGCCGACTGCGAAACCGGGAAAATAGACATCGTCCTCACCAAGACAATTAGCCGTTTTGCACGGAACACGCTCGACCTACTCGAAACTGTACGGCGGCTCCGTGAAATTGGTGTCGAGGTTCGCTTCGAGGAACAAAGTATAAACTCCATGAGCGGCGACGGCGAGTTGATGATGACCATCCTCGCTTCATTCGCACAGGAAGAGAGCCGCTCGTTAAGCGAAAACGTAAAATGGGCAATCCGTAAAGGCTTCAAGGAAGGCAAGACAAACTCGTTCAATGTATATGGCTACCGTTGGAACGGCGAGAAGTTCATCGTCCATCCAGAAGAAGCCGAGGTCGTGCGCCTTATCTACGCCAATTTCCTGAACGGCATATCAGCGGAGCAGACCGCAAAGCAACTCACGGAAATGGGCGCGAAGTCCTACACCGGATTGGATGAATTTTCAGCGACATCGGTTAGGGCAATCCTGCGGAACGACAAGTACACAGGCGTCCTTCGGCTTCAAAAGACCTACGTCGAGAACCACATCTCGCACAAATACATGATTAACAAAGGCGAGCTTCCCATCTATCTGGTGGAGGACGCGCACGAAGCCATCATCGACAAAGCCATGTTCGACGCAGTCCAAGCGGAACAGGCTCGGCGGCGCGAACTCGGCGTGTTCGCAAACTGGTCGATAACGACATCAGTTTTGACGAGCAGGATTAAGTGCGGCAAGTGCGGAGCGAGTTTTCACCGCAAAGGACGCAAGCGGGCGGACGGCAGCTCTGCTAAGTATTGGCGGTGCGGCACGATGGACAAAAAGGGCAGTAAAAAATGCCATATGAAGGACATTCCCGAAGACAAGATAAAGCAAGCCGCCGCCGGGGTTCTGGGGCTTGACGACTTTGACGAGGCGGCTTTTGCCGAGGATGTTTGTTTGATAACCGTGCCAGAGGACTTCACGCTTTTATTCAAACTCGCTGATGGTTCGGAGACCAGAATAGAATGGGTCAGCACATCCAAGAAAGACTGCTGGACTTCCGAAGCACGGCAAGCCGCCGCCGAGCGGATGCGGAAGCGTGAATATTCAGAAGCCGAACGCAAGAACCGAAGCGAGTGGATGACGGCTTACTGGGCAAGGAAACGGAGCGAAGAAGGAGGTGGCGAATGATGAGCCAGAAAAAAGCGGTCACGGTTATACCCGCCACGATAAACCGTTTCACCTCTGCCGCTATCAACGATGTTCGGAAACGCCGCACGGCGGGTTACGCAAGGGTCAGCACCGACAGCGACGAGCAGCAGACTTCATACGAAGCCCAAGTCGATTACTATACCAACTACATCAAGAGCCGCGAGGACTGGGAATTTATATCGGTCTACACGGACGAGGGCATCTCGGCTACCACCACCGCCAAGCGCGATGGATTCAACAGAATGGTCGCCGACGCCCTTGACGGCAAGATTGACCTCATCGTTACCAAGTCGGTCAGCCGCTTCGCTCGGAACACCGTGGACAGCCTGTCCACCATCCGCAAACTCAAGGAAAAAGGCGTGGAGGTTTATTTTGAGAAAGAGAACATCTGGACATTCGACGGCAAAGGCGAACTGCTCATCACGATTATGTCGTCGCTGGCACAGGAAGAGAGCCGCTCTATTTCAGAGAACTGCACATGGGGACAGCGCAAGCGGTTCGCTGACGGCAAGGTCTGTGTTCCATACTCCCGTTTCCTTGGCTACGACAAAGGCGAGGACGGTCTGGTCGTAAACGAACAGGAAGCCGTGGTTATTCGGCGCATCTACAGTATGTACCTTGACGGAGCGACACCACACCGCATTGCCCGCACCCTGACGGAGGACGGCATCCTAACGCCGGGCGGCAAGCAGAAATGGAGTCAAAAAACGGTTGAAGCCATATTAGCAAACGAAAAATATAAGGGCGACGCCCTTTTACAGAAAAGCTACACGGTGGACTTCCTCACTAAAAAGAAAAAAGTCAATGAGGGCGAGATACCGCAGTATTATGTTGAGAACGCCCACGAAGCCATCATCGAACCTGTCGTTTTCGAGATGGTTCAACAAGAAATGCAACGGCGCAAAAAAGGAGCAAGCCGCCACAGCGGTGTCGGGATATTTTCAAGCCGTATAAAATGCGGCGAGTGCGGCTCTTGGTACGGCTCGAAGGTCTGGCATTCCACCACCAAATACCGCCGCACCATTTACCAGTGCAATCATAAGTTCAAAGGCGAACACAAATGCGGCACTCCTCACCTCGATGAGGAGACCATCAAACGGCTCTTCGTCTCTGCGGTCAATAAGCTGCTTGCCGACAAGGACGAGATTATTGCCAACTTTGCTCTGGTGAAGGACGACCTTTTCAGCACAGATGCCCTCGAAGCGGAGCGGTCGGAACTGCAAAACGAGATGGCGGTGACCGCCGAACTGATACAGAAGTGCATTGAGGAGAACGCCCGTGTGGCCCTTGACCAGAAGGAATACCAAGAACGCTACGAGGGTCTTGTCGGGCGGTTCGACACGGCAAAAGCTCGGTTTGAGGAAGTCTCCGAACTGGCATCCGACAAGAAAGCCCGCAGGGAGTTGGTCGAAACCTTCATCGCCGAACTCGAGCAGCAGGACGGTTTGATAGCCGAATTTGACGAGAGGCTTTGGCTCAGCCTCGTTGACCACGCCACGGTCTACAGTGAAACCGATGTGCGGTTCACATTCAAGAATGGAGCGGAAGTCACGGCGTAATTATAACGAATAGAACCCACGACCTGAACTACTGGTGTCGTGGGTTTTTGCTCTTCCGTGAATCTGTTATATGATTCTTTACTTTTTCAATTAACAGCCCCATGCTCTGTCTGTAGTTATCAAGCTGGTCTTCCACCAGCTCAATTTCGTTCCTTGGAACACCTATTCGGTTAAGGTACATGGTCGCCATTTCCCATTCTAACTCGCCTATCTTTTTATGAAGGAAATCGTACTCCTCCTTCATTTGCCTGAGTTCTGGCGAAAGATTTTTGTCCACAGCGTATCCCTCCAATCTTGTTATGCGGCTTGCACACCCCTCTTTGGAAAATGCACACCCCTCGGAGCGTTTTGCACACCCCTTGACCACCGAAACGGGTAATCGTTAAATTGTATCAATCTGGGTATGATTATTTCGATGTAGATCATCTTAACCTTGCGGAAATAGCTGGTTTGCAGCAGTTTCAGCACTTCCAGATTGTCGCCCTCTATATAAACATTCTTCGTCGCGTCAAAGTTGACGCTTTCTTCAGCGCAGGGGCGCAGCGTCCCGGTGGAACGCTTGCCCGCGATGCGAAAGCACTCAGCTTTGCCCTTCCACTCGAACTTGTACTTCTCAAAGTCGTTGTCGATATACTCCCCGCACAGGTTCAGGAGCTTGTCTATATCCAGCTTGCCCTCGTTGAAGCATTGCGGAAATAACGCGTGGAGCTTGTCCCGCTCGGTCTGCTCTATGTCCATACTCTGGCCGTCGAATTTATCCATTTTCGTGTCCCCCAAGTTAAAGTTTCCTTGCCTTGCACGGGTCAATCGGCTTTTCAGTGTTCTCTGGTATTGCCCATGTGCTGCCCATCATATGACCCCGCCAATTCTGTTGTCTTGAAAGTATTACAAAACATAGCGATTTGAAACACCCTCTTGACAGGGCCGTCATTATTTATCCTCGCCTCTCTCAAAACTGATACCGCGGTTTTCACAAAACGAATCAAAAGCGGCTTGCGCTAATTTTATCGGTTTAGTCTTTGAATTTTCCCACCTATTGATGGTAGCGAAGCTCACATTCAAAGCGCGGGCTAAATCTTCCTGGCTCATATTCAGTTTCTCTCGTGCAAATTTTATCTTTTGGGAAAATTCCATATTGCCCACCTCATCTACAACCTTTTTCAATTATAGCATAAGTTATGACAATATGAAAGAACTTTCAACCGCGTTTTCAAGTGGATACCCTTAATAGACAGTGGACTTGCAAGCATAGGGAAAGGGTAGCCTTTCCCGTAAAACCGCCCGTCCAGCCTGTCTGCCGACAGGTCGCGGACGTGGCAGTTTTTGCTTGTCGGGAAGTATCCCGAACCCTCTTTTGGGAAGCATCCCAAACCCTCAAATATTTTCATAAATCATTTACAAATGCTATGTCATGTGATACGATCATGGCGTGAGGTGATGTCAATGGATTTTTCGTCATCTGTTAAATATGTGCGTGAAAAATTGGGCATGAGCCAAGAAGAAATGGCGCACGCTCTTAAAATCAGTTTTTCCACTATTAACCGATGGGAAAATAATAAGACTACCCCAAATAAGATGGCAAAGTCGGTATTCTTTGACTTTTGTAAGAAGCATGGAATAAAAATTGAATCAATGATAAATAACGGTGAGGAAATTAAGTAGCCATGAAAGAGCCGGACAATCAAATCATTATCTTCAAAACAGAAGATGAAAAAATATCGGTTGACGTTCGTTTTGACGAGGAAACCGTTTGGCTAACGCTTGACCAAATGGCGGCGTTATTTGAACGCGATAAGTCAACAGTTTCGCGCCATATAAAGAATGTTTTTGAAGAAGGCGAATTAGTCGAATCGGCAACTGTTGCAAAATTTGCAACAGTTCAAACCGAAGGTACACGACAGGTTGAGCGACAAATTGACTACTACAATCTTGACGTGATTATTTCCGTTGGGTATCGCGTTAAATCTCTGCGCGGCACTCAATTCCGCCAATGGGCGACGAAGCGACTAAACGAATACATACGCAAGGGCTTTACGTTGGACGATGAACGGCTAAAAAACGGTGGCGGACGTTATTTCCGGGAATTATTACAACGCATCCGTGACATCCGCAGTAGTGAACGCAACCTTTATCAGCAAGTGACGGACATTTACACCACCGCGATTGACTACAATCCCAAAGCCGACATCACACGAGAGTTTTTTGCAACGGTGCAGAATAAAATGCACTACGCCGC